AGTAATTTCAAGAATTCAATTAGATATTAAGATCTAAATTAACGCTTAACTCTAAATTAACGCTTAACTCTAAATTAACGCTTAACTCTAAATTAACGCTTAACTCTAAATTAACGCTTAGGCTGAATGGTTCCCCCACAAGTAAGGGGACCGCTAATTTTTATGATAAAATAATAAAAAAGTAAGAAAAAATAAGTGAAACTTAATGTCTAGAACATATATTAAACGTATTCCTGGAAGAAAGAGTGCAAAGTTTAGCTTTGAGTCTCAAGAGGAGTTTATTATAAAATTCAATAAGTTAATGGTAGCTGTTAATAAAGATCCTGTTAACAACTTCTTTAAACACCCTTGGTTTTTAAATTTTCAAGCTAGTCCTGCTCAAACTGTAGCTTTAAAGACTATTTTTAAGAAACCGCTAGACCCATTTACAAAATTCGAGGTATACCAAGAAGATATAAATGAATTAGATCAATTTGATTTAAGTGTAGCAGAACTTACAGAAATAGAACTTTACGAACTAATGACTGGAAGAGTGTATGATTTAGAAAAGGTTAATAATCCTGATCATTATGTAAACATGATTGATTTAATTATTGGCCGTAGGGGTGGTAAGTGTCAAGCAATAAACACCACAGTATTATTGGCAAACGGAAGCCTACGTAAGATACAAACCCTTGTGGATTCTACTTTTTTAGTTCCATCTTATAATAACACGACTGAAAAAATAGAAACAAAATTAGCTAGTTGCATAAATAATGGTTTACAGCCAGTTATACGAATAAACACTAAATCGGGACTTTCATTAGATAGAACTAAAAATCATCAATTATTAACTAATGAAGGGTGGTTATCACAAAATGATGGGTTGAAGTCGGGGTTGTTTATTAAGGTTCCTAAAGAACTTCCATTTTATAATTCAGAAGATTTATTAAATAGAAGTAATTTAGAAAAATTAGCTACGGAGACTAAACCCCAAATCCCAGAAGAGTTGTTTACTGGATCTAAGGCTGAGATCACTTTTTATTTGAATCTCGTATTCCATAAACACGCAACTAGTAATAAACAACTTAAATCTTTCGATAAAGATTTCTTATTAAAAATCAAGCATTTACTTCAACGATTGGGTAAAATAAGTCATATTGGAAAAGCTATAACTGGAGAATATACTCTTACAGCTTATACTTTAGCTGTTGATTATTGGTGGGATGAAATATTATCTATAGAGGATCTCGGAGAACTTCCCACATATGGATTATCGGTAGAAGATAATCAAACATATATTACAGATGTAATCGAACATAATACTACGGTCGCTGGAGGGCTTGCTACATTCTTCTCTGCGGCTACTAATTGGAATCCCTACCTCTACACTACACCCCACGCAACTGTTATCCTCCTAAGCCACAAAAAAGAGGGTGCCATTGAAATTTTGGACATGATTAAGGGGTTTGTGAATAAGTCTCCAATCCTTAAACATTGTATAGATCCTGAGGGGAAACAGACGGATGAGCAACTAAGTTTGTCTTTCCCCTATATTAGCGCAGAAACCGGTTATGTGGAACCATCTAAAGTTGTGGTTAAAGCTGGAGTAGCATCTTCTAAAACAACTCGAGGTACAGCTGCTTGTGCAGTACTTTGTGATGAGATTTCATATTGGCAGTTGGAAGAAGCCTTGAAGGAAACCGATGTAAAGATTTTGAATGCTGTTCGGCAAAACATGAAGCAGTTTGGCAAAAAAGCTATTTTGGTTAAGTTAAGTAGCCCTGGGATAAAACAAGGTGTTTTATACAACGAACACCAGAGGTGGTTGATAAACGACCTTCCTAGTAATTATCAAATTTTTAAGGCCCCTAGTTGGGTGTGGAATACTATTTTATCCCCAGAAGAGTACATTATCGAGTGGCAGTATGACGCTGATAATTTTGATGCAGAACTTCGAGCTAACTTCGTAGATGCGATTTCTGACTTCTTTAACGTTGAGATGTTGGAACTTTGTGTAGCTAAAAATATTACTTTTTTAACTCCTGAAGTTGAGGAGGGGGAAGTTATTTATAAGGCTGCAATTGACGCAGCTTTTAAAAATGACACTTTTACTTTTTCGATTGTTGGACATACAGAAGCCCAAATAAGACAATACGTTATAAAGGGGTGGGAGGGGGAAAAAGGTCCAGATGGTAAGAAAATCTCTGTAAAAGTGGCAGATATAGCTGAGTATTGTAAAAACATTTGTCAACAATACGGTATTGAAGAGATCTCTGCCGACCAATTTGCATTCCAACCCCTAAAAGAATTGTTTGAACAACAAGGTTTAACTTTAGTAGAAAGACCCTTTTCCCAAACATACAAGAAGAAAATATATTTTAATTTAAAGAGATTAGTTAATTCCGGGCAAATCCAGCTCTTAGATCATCCTAAGATGCTAAAAGAACTAAAACAGCTTATTGTAGAGCAAACGTCCAACGGTAATATAAAAATAGGGCACCCAAATGGTGGCAGTGATGATTACGCAGACTCCTTAGCTATAGCAGCATATGAAGCCGTAGAATCTTGTGGTGTAGGCACTTTTAATTTTGATGCTACCCTACCCACTAGAGATTTTGGGATTGATGTGGATAAAAATGGTACTCCTTTTACTGCTCCTAGCCCAGAAATGCTAGCTGATTCACTGGGTCTCAGTTTTACATGTAATGGGTCCAGTTTTGTTAAACATCCTATAACAGGGAAACTAATCCCCATCGATGAACTTAAAGATAAACCAGGAGATGATGGGTTTGTCTTTAGTTTCTAAAAATGTTATAATTAAGATAGATATACCCACATAAATATAAAAGTATTAACAGGAAGTCTTTGTTTTGGCAGAAGAAAAAACTCCCTCACTTTTCCAAAAGTTTAGAGTCGCCACGGATTCGTGGTTAGAAGCAGTCATTCAGAAAAATAATTTATTAGCTAAATCTAATAAATCTAATAAAGATGACGAAGAAGATGTTTTATTTTATCGTTTATCGTTAGATAAAGATAATAATGAATATGAGGGATCACATGGATATTATGAGAAAAAGAGGGCATTGAGTTTTGATCATCAAACCCACATGATGAGGAAGGATTCTGTAGTAGCTAGTATTGTATTGACTCGTCAAAACCAAATAGCTGGATTTAGTAGTTTTGTTAAAAATAAGTTTGATCGAGGAGCACAAATCCGACTCAAAAACGAACCCCTAGTTCTTGATTATGTTTCAAAAATGCTGCGAGAGGGGATGTCAGACGAAGAGATTATAGCTCACTTACAAGAAAGTTTATATGATAAAGAAGATAATTATATATCTCTTCCCAAACGTTTAGACAAAACTTTAAAAGAGTTTAACCTTAAAAAATCTTCTAAGTTTACACTAGATAAGACTCCTACTACTACTACACGAAATAACACCCCCGAAGCTGAGGGTGATATAACTACCCAAGAAGAATATTACGAAGAAGAAAAGCTTAAAGAACATTGGATGATTAAGAGGAAAGCTAGGCTTTTAGTAAAAACAGCTACTTCCAGTAGAAAACATTATTTAGAGGCTTTCATCACCAATTGTGGGGTTACGGAAGGTAGACCCTTTGAAACTAAAAGGTGGACGTTTAGCAGTATTAATCGAGCATTAATGCTAGATTCTTTAGTTCATGATCAGATGTGCATCGAGATTATTCGTAACGAAGCTGGAGACCCACATCATTTTGTTCCAGTAGATGCAGCTACCATTAGATTTTCTTCTGATGAGTTAAAAAAGTATAAAGATCAACCATTTGAAACTAAAGTTGATATTTTTGATTCAAATAACCCCGTTAAAACGGAAGCAATCTATAGAAAAGATTTTGAATTAGATGAATCAAAGTTAGAGAAAAATGAATATAAATACGTACAAATAATTAATAATGTTATTGAAAGAGCTTTTTTAGATAGTGAGTTAAAATTAGGCATTAGAAACCCAACTACAGATATTTATAGTAATGGGTATGGAGTCTCTGAATTAGAGCTACTTGTGTCTTTAGTGTCTAGTCATTTAAACACAGAGAATTACAACATTTCTTATTTTAGCCAAGGGTTTTCAGCCAAAGGTATTCTACATATTAAAAATGCTATGGGATACCGTAAATTGGAAACCTTTAGGCAACAATGGAGAACTATGATTAGTGGTTCTAGAAACTCTTTTCAAACCCCAATTTTAGCTGGGGCAGAGGAGGTTAATTGGATACCGTTGACCCAAAACCACAGTGATATAGAGTTTAGAGGGTGGCTACAATATCTCATTAAAATGATTTGTGCCATTTATCAAATAGATCCCCAAGAAATTGGGTTGGGTATGAAAGATGAGGGTGGATCTGGTGGGATATCTGGAGATAACACAGCGGAAAAAATTAGTCTTAGTAAAGACAAAGGCTTATATCCACTTTTAACATTTTTAGCTAATTTTTACAATACTAACATTATTGATGAAATAGACCAAGATTTTGAATTAACCTTTGTGGGTCTTAGAGACGAAACCATTAAAGATGCTTTAGAGAGACAAAAAAGAGAATCAGAATTTAAGAAAACTGTTAATGAGATTCGAGAAGAAGATGATCTTGATCCCCTACCAGGAATGAATGAGTTTATTCTATCAGCCGTATTTTTCCAATGGTATCAACAGTTTTCTAGTTCAGCTAGAGATCAAAGAGAGGATAGGCAACAAGCACTTTTAGCACAAAATTTATTGACTTATGAGCAAGAAGGTGATAATCTTGAAGCTAAGCCATTAGAAGAAAAAGTAGTGAAAGCGTTAAAAGTAGAGTTTTATCAACTCCCTAAAGAAGATTAAGTTTTTGTTTTATAACACATAAACTCGGGGATTTATACATGAATGAACAAGATTTGCAAATTTTAAAAAATTTAAAACAGCCAATTTATACGTCTAGAAGCAAAACTCCATTTCAATTAGAAGAAGTTGGAGAAAGTTTTTCTAAACTTTCTTATATCCACAGATTAGGACATAGAGAAGTAATCCCCTACGGGTTTTCTAATAAAGCTCTATTGTCAAAACCTAAGCAGAGATAGGGTTTAATGGCTAACATTAAGATTTTTTTAGAAGACGGAGAAACAGAATTATCTGCTTTATTAAACCTTCAAAAAGCACTGGCTATGCACGACGAAGGATTAGTTCATGATCATGATCGTTATTCTGATGTAGCAATGGAATCTACTAAAAATTATTTAGAAGCGTTATACGAAGAGTTTTTTGAGGACCTTTTACAAGATATTTTAGATATTTTAAGAAATTAGGTTATGATAATTTCAAAAGATACTTTAGAGAGGATTAAACAGCTAATAGAGTTAAAATATACTGGGTTGTTATTAAAACTTTTAAACCCAGAAGTTTTATCTTCCCAACAAAAAAAAGATTTATTAGATAGTAATGTAAGTTTGTCTAATTACTATGACATAATAAGATATTTATATACTTATAATTTTAATTATGATATTGATGATCCCACTAAACCCAACTCTTTCAAAGAAATTATAGTTGACGCTATTTCAAATAGAACCCCTAATGGGGATGTTCACACTTCCGCTATTAGTTATTTAGAACAAAGCTTAAATACAGCTATAGAAAAATTAAAGCAAGTAGTTATAAATAATATTAGTTCTATCTTTCTTGAAGCTAATGAAGAATATAGGCGGGGGATTCTGCAAGATTTAGATCGCTCAGAAACCTTAGAATCTGTTTTTAAAGAAAAGTTTATAAACCAAATTACTAAGAAGCTTAGAGAAACTTCTAAGGAGGTTAATAGGGATTGGCAAAGAGTGGTAGTCACAGAATTAACTAATTTAATAGGTATAGCTCATACCGATAAAATTATAATGGATAACGCAGACACTGATTTGGATACTGTTTTTGTTTATCGTAAACCCATGAGTGATGCTTGTAGGTGGTGTAAAGAGTTTTATTTAACATCATCGGATACCCCAAAGCTCTATCCAATAACTGAATTAATAGGGAATGGTAGTAATTATGGAAAGAAAAATTCAGAATGGCTCCCTGTAGTTGGAGCTACCCACCCTTGGAGTAGGACATCTCCCCCCATACAACTCAAACCAGGGTTTAAAGTTAATCTAGACGGAACCCAATCTTTTATGGGATTAAAAGATTGGCTCGACTACGTTAAAAATAATCTTTGACAAACTACCCCCACCGTGGTATTCTGGTCCTAACAGGAGATAGGATTATGATTTCAAAATTTGTTATTGGTAAAAGTTATAAATATATATCTGATATTCCAAACATTTATCCACATAGTTATTTTTATGTTATAGGTATTTCTAACACATCTGAAGAGAGTCTTAAACTAGCTGTATATTGGTTAAACTCTGAAAAACGATACGTAGGAACTGGACACGTTGACCTATCTAAAGTAGATAGGGATAAGTGGAGTGAGGTAAAGTAATGTTAGAGGGTGAAGAATTAAAAGAGTGCGCTATAACTCCTACAAGTTTAACTATTATTCAAGCGCAACAAAAAATCTTATCTGACAAAGTAGAATTAATTGAAACTTATCAACATGTAATAGATAATCTTGATCGTGTTTTTACTACAAAGAAACGGTCAGAGTTTAAAAACCCCATTAAATCTCAAGTAATAGAGTTTATTCAAAGGAAAATTGATGAAGTATCTTTAGATGATCAAATTTCTTTAGATGATTCAAATCTTAAATTCACAGAAGAAGATATTCTTATTTTAAAAGCTTTGATAGTCAGAGCAAAAGAAAAAGAAAAACCCACAACTATTGGGGTTAATAATGGCAACCATAAGGTTATTGGTGCAGATCAAAAAGATTTAAGCGTAAGGTAGGTTTTATATGAAAAAAATAACTTATAAAGAGTTGAGATCTTTAGTTCAAGCTCTTTCTCAAAACGCTATTCAGCTTCAAAATCGCTTATCGGCACTAGAAGCCGTATTAGTTGAAACTAAATTAATAGAAGTCCCTCACTTAATTCATAAAATAGCAAATTGTGAAGATGTTTTTGAGGGGTTTCAACCAGTAGAGCAAGTGGAAGTTGGAGATAGGGTTAGATTAATATGTGAGTTTCCATCCACAAACACCCATAGACGATTTAAACTAGACAACGTAGCAATAGATTCTAATTCCCCCCTAGCAGTGTTAGAAACACTCCTCTTACAAGGAAAAGTGGGTTCTAAGATGCAGTTTGAAGAAAGTGGAGAATTACGTAATGTTACTATTGAAACAATTTCAAGGAGGGTGATAAATGTCCAATAACATAGAAATGGTAGAGGATTTTGTAGCGGTAGTTAGGGGAAGAAAATCCGAGCAACTAAATGGAATGTTTGCTTCAGTCGAACCAAGTGCAAATCAAGGCATAGTTTTATATAAAGGTCCTCAAGCAAATATAGTACACATAGGACAAAAAGTTTATTTTGGAAAAAATATAGAGACTATGAAAATCCTTAATGATGAAGTAGCTGTTATGAGAATGGCTAATATAGTAGCGGTAGTAAATGCCGAAAACTGAGATGTGCGTTAGGTGCGGTATGAAAGGCCATACCTCAGACTCCACTAAGTGTAAAATGGTAGTTTCTAATAATCAGAAGATTACTGGACAAGTGAAAATTACTGTATCCGATCCAGACTTTCCAATCATAAAGAATAAAAAAGGATTAAATTTCTTATTTGGGAAGATAAAATGAGTAGGTTTAATTTAAAAAAAAGACCAAGTTTAATCCCTATTTTTAATAAAGTTTTAGAAGAAAAAGCTAAACCACAATATAAATCATCAGACGAACCCAAACTTAAACCTAGTGATTTTGGGAATCCTTGTTTTAGATATCTGTTCTACAGTTATCTTAGAACGGAAAAAGATTTTTATCCCTCTTCAAAAGAACAGAAAACATTTGATGTAGGAACCGCATTACATGAAATGATGCAGTCTTGGTTACAAAGTTCTGACTCATTTATCCCTTATTTAGATCCACAAACAAACAAAATCCCCATTAGCCCTATGACGGGGTTGCCAGACCCAGAATTTAAAATAGTTTTTCCTCCCCTAGAAGTAAAAGTTGGTAAAATAGATGGGGTAGTTATTATTGATAATCAGCTTTGGTTGGTAGAATTAAAATCTATAAAAGATGAATTATTTATAGCATTAAACGAACCTAAGGACGCTCATCAGATTCAAGCAAACATTTATGTTATGGGGTTTGAGGATAATCGTAAGAAGGGTTTATATAATCACATTCCCCAATTAAGTGGATTAGGACCAGTCCAAGGAGTTATCTATAATTATTTTAATAAGAATACTGGGGATATAAAGGATTATGTAGTTCTGGTTTCAGAAACAGCCATTAAAACTATTTTTGATAAATATAAAAAATTTAAGAAATATGTGGAAAACAAAGAATTACCACCCAAAACAAAGTACTATTGTAATTCTTGTGCCTTTCGCGTAAAATGTAAAAATGAAATCAATCCACTAAGGTGTAAAAATGAGTAAACGAGGAAAGTTAACTTGTGGAATAATATTTTTTATTGGGTGCTTTTTTCTTTACGAGAGTTTATCGGAGAATCAACAAGAAGTCGTATCTTACACCCCCTATAAAACTTTAGTTTTAGAAAAAGAAAACACCTTAATTTTAAATGGGGAGATTACGCGATCTTTAGTGGCAGAGTTACAATATAAACTCCATAAAATGTCTTATAAACTTCCCTTAGACAAACCCATTATCTTAGTTATTAACACTCCTGGGGGTTCTGTATTAGCTGGCCACAGACTCATAGTTGCTATGGGTGCAGTTCCCCAACCAGTACACACCTTAGTTCTCAATGCTAATTCTATGGGATTCTATATTGCTCAGGCTGGAAAGATTAGATATACTGCTCCCGATTCTCAATATATGGCCCACAGAGCCTCCCTTCAAGGACTTTCAGGGGAATTAAACGGTTCTTTAAACTCTCGTCTTTTACAAATAGAAAACATAGAAAAGTTTTTGCAGTTTGTTACAGCTCTGAGATTAAAAATGGATTTAAGCACCTTCCAAGAAAAAATAAAAGATGAATACCGCTTCTCTGGGTTTGAATCAAAAGACCACAATGCGGCTGATGAGATAGTCCTCCCCCTTTGTGGAGTTAGTTTGTTAGATAGGGTGGTAGTGGTTATAAATCCCACTACACAAGCTATGTTTTACTCTTGTCCACTGTTTTCATTATGAAAAAAAGAGATTATAAGAATACTATAGGGGATATTCCTCTTCCACAAAATCCTCGCCCAGGATCTATACCACGTTTAGATAATTATGGGCTTCTTGTAGAACCCCCAAAAGACCCTTGGTGGATTAATTCTAAAAAGAATTGTTATTGTTTTTGGAGTTATGTTAATGATAAGTCTAATAGGATGGGGGAGATGGAGGCTTTGAACATAAAACAAATATCTGTATTATTAGGGATTACTCCAGTTCAAGCCAAAGCAGAATACCACGCTGCAATACAAGATCTTAATACTCATTTAAAAATAAAAGATTTGGAAGATGCTTTATCTCAAGTGTTTTTAAAATAAGTGTGATATAATAATTTAAACTGTATAGGTTTTAAGTAGTTATGTCAGAAGACGCTTTTAATTTTGTAATTCCAGCTAAGTTAAATAGTGAAGTTCCTGGTTCTTATAAGATTTGGGGGCTAGCTTCTACTTCTTCTTGGGATCAACAAGGAGAAAAAGTGTTACAAGAAGGTATAGATTTAACCCCCATTAAGGAAGGAAGGGGGTATTTTAATTTTGAACATTCTTCTGCCCCCGAAAACAGATTGGGTCGAGTAGAGGGTTACAAACAGGGGCAAGAACATTTATACGTACATGGAGAGTTGTTTAAAGGAAATCCCCGAGCCGATGCGATCTATGCTATTATGAAGGCTCTTGAAGATCGCGGAGAATCCGCTGTTGGGTTGTCTATTGAAGGTAACGTTATAGAAAGAGACCCTTTAGATAAAAAAATTATAAAGCGTTGTATTATAAACAATATATCTTTAACCATGAAGCCAGCTAATAATGAAACTTATGCCTCTTTAATGAAAAGTTTGGGGGCTGCAACTTTAGAGTTTAATTGCACAAAGCCAGAAAGAGGGGTAGAGAGTAATGTTTCTACCGAAATTCCAATCTTTACTACATCTCAAGTCTTTGATATTATCCAAAAAGCATTAGCTGTATCTCAAAATTATGGAACTACAGCTCCCGTAAATCTTTCTGGGGGTTCCGCTCTTGCTCAATCTACCTTATCTTCTAAAAAAGATAAAGAAGTAGAAAAGGTAGATTTTAAAGGAAAACCAATCAAAGAGTGTATTTCTCATATTCTAGCAAACTTGAAAGCTTTATATCCAAACGAAACAAACGAAACTTTATTAGAAGCTTTAAAGCGTAGGATTGTCAAAAAACAAAAACCCGGTATGTTATAATCATTTAACACTAAAAGTTATTTATTTGGAGAACCCTAAATATGGCAGATGTAGGCCGACCAGAACGTCCCAACACTCAAGTTTACACAGACACTGTTCCCGATGGTAGTTCATTGCAAGCTGTGTTGGTAAAACAAGATGAAATTATTGCTACATTGAAAGCTTTGACAGCTAAATTAGATGTGGATTCTGGGGTTGCAGATACTAATTATGCCGCTCTTCTGACAAACGCTCTTAAAGTCGTTAAACTTATTTAAGGGATTATTTAAATGGTAGATAACGTAAACACTCCCAGTCAAGAAGATATTTTAAATAAAGCTATTGATCAATTAGTAGAAGAGTTATTTACTACTAATGATGCTATTCAAAAAATGGACGTAGGCACTTCTCATACTTTGGCTGATGAAGCTTTGGCTAAGGTTCCTAATAGCCCAAAGGATACTGACCGAGCAGAGCGCCCTAAACAACTAACTCAAATCCCAGAAGGGCAAGGTGAACAAATGTCGGAAGGAACTTACGATAAAGATATTACAAGTAATCTTGATGAAGAATTGCAACCAGAAGAAGCTAAAACCCAATCTAATGCTTCAGCCCCTACTACTTCTATGAACAAGTCTATTTCTGAAGAAGAATACAACGAATATCAAAGCCTTAAGGCAGAAAGAATAAAACTAAACCAAGAGCAAGAACTTGAAAAATCTCAGAAATTAATGGAACAAGTAGTTGCTCGGGCAGTAGAAGCTACAGCTGCTAAGTTTCAAGCTGAAAACTCTGATCTTAAAAAATCCGTGGAAGAGATGAAACAAGCTTTTGCTAATATGGCATCTAAACCCCAAGCGAGAAAGTCTATTGAGTCTGTAGTTGCTATAGAAAAGTCTCAAAAGAAAATGGAACCCACAGCATATTCTCGTCAAGAAGTGCTTCAAGCAGTAGAAGATTTGGTACTTAGCAAGTCTCACCCTCAATTTAAAATTGAGCATATTGCAGAAATGGAACAATTTGGAAATTTATCAGATCCAAGCCTTAGAAAAGATGTAGAAAACTATTTAAACAGAAAAAGTTAAATTAGTACACAACTAAACAAATTTACAGATAACGACAATAATTTTAAAAGGTAAGAATAATGAATGAAGCACAATTCGCTAATAATTATGACGTAACTGGGTTTGGAGCCCACACTAGTCAAGAAGTAGCAGAACTTCAAAAAGCTCTATCTATTTCTCAAAACTATGGTTCAACAGCACCAAATTCTTTGACTGGAGGTTCAGCACTAGCTGTAGAATCTCTGGATCGCACCCTGAAGTTGGTTACAAACTCAGTAGAACACCTCCGTTTGTGGAAAGATATCGGGAAAGAAAAAGTAGATCAAGAAGTGTTTGAATATAATGTTCAAAACTCTTATGGTCAAGAAGTATCTCCATTCTTTCAAATGGGTGGAAATCCAACTAGTACAGATGCTAAATATAATCGAGAATTTGGTATGTGTAAGTATCTTGGTACTCAAGCCCAAGTACACCACAATCTTACCTTGATTGCTGCGGCTCATGGTCCAGTTGTTGCACGAGAAACTAAAAACAAAACCATCGAACTTCTTTCTCGTAATGAAAGATTCATGTTTTCTGCTGATTCCACAGTTAACTCTTTAGAGTATGATGGTATTGAGCAACAAATGTTAGTAAAAGGTTCTGATGCCCAATATCTCTCTACAGCAATGGCTGGTTTTGACACAGTGGATACTGGTTCAGTTTTCATTGATGCTAGAGGTGGATCACTGGATGATGACTTGTTGGAACAAGCTGGTTTGCGTTCTTTGAATGGATTTGGCATGGCTGATTGTATGTTTCTTGGAACCGATACCCATAGCCGGTTCAGCCGACAATTCTATGCAAAACAACTACTTGCTCCAGGTACATCTATTAACTCTGGTCAAATGGTTCCTCAGCATAATGGCGCTCTTAGCTTTAAGTTTAAGCCCAGCTTGTTTAACCGTCCACGTCAAGCTCCTTTGACTACTACTGTTAGTGCAAGTGCCGCCCCAACTCTTGCTAACCTTGCTACCCCAGCCGATGCTGCTAGCGAATTTGCGTCTGCTGATGCCGGAACTTATAGTTATAGAATTAGTGCAGTATACGCTGATGGCGAAACTACAGCTGCTACAGAAATTAATGGAGCTGTTGCATCTGGTGACAAAGTAACTATTGAAATTACTTACACTGGTGCTCCACTGTACTTCAATGTGTTTCGTGCTCCAGTAGGAACAACCACTGGTCATTTGTTTACCAAGCGGATTGCCCCAGCTGGTTCTGGTGTAGCTCATAATGTTGACTTCAACGCTAAGCTTCCAGGCACTGCTACGGCTTTCTTGCTTCAAAACGATGGAGAGGTAGTAGTTTGGAAACAATTGGGCTCAATGGTTAAATACGATTTGGCGACAATTGATACATCATATCGATGGAACCAATTGATTTATGGAGCTCCTCTAATTACAGCACCTAAAAAGAATGTAATTATAGAAAACTTAGGCTAATATGTAGTTCAACTCCAATTCTGACTAAAGGGAGACTTATTAAGTCTCCCTTTTTTATTTTAGTGATATACTATAAAGAGTGCTGGAGAGATTTATGACTTCAAACATTTTACCTTTCAGGATAGTAAAAAAATCTGGCTCTTCTCACAGAAGGTTTAACCCTAATGTTAAATTGTGTATAGAAATAGCTTCTAATGGTCTTAGATTACAAACCTTTGATTATTTTGAAGAATTTCCCATACTTAATGAATTATATTTAACTAAAACTAAAACGAGAGCTTTAAAAGTAATTCAAGATATTATTTATGGCTTGGGGTTGGAGGAGTTTTTTGTAGCATCCATTAGAAAAAAACCACTGAAAAAAAAAGTCATTAATAATGTGAGCTACATGGAAGTAGAGTTGTTGTGTGGGGGTTATATGTTATATACATATGATTCTGAAGGAACTCTTAAACATAGAGCAGAGCTGTGTTTAAAGGGGGTTAAAAAACAAGAAAAGGAATTATTAGAAAAGCTACTAAAAAGTTTGGGTTTACACAACTTTATAATCATTAAAACACCTAAACCCACGTTAAATATGTTAAAATAACAAAGGAGTTAAAAGGATAAAAGATGATTAAAGCTAATTGCAGGTGTGGAAAAACTCAAAAAACCTTCTCTAAATTAACAGCTTTAGATTGGTTTATTAATGAGGATTGTTGTTTTGCTGCCGGGTACAATGCGTTAGGTGAGGTGGTGGTCAAAAATCCTATAGTAGAATCAAAAATTCCTACTACTTTAAAGCTTCCTAAGAAGAAACAAAGGCTTAAATAATGACATATGTGATAAAAAAAGAGTCTGCTGGATCGGCAAAAATCCCTCAGTTAAAGTTTAATGATGTTGCTAAGGCTGATAAAGTTATTACAACACTAGCCATGCCCATCCAAGTTATCCCAAACGCTTTTGCTTCTGCAATAAGAGTTGGGACTGGTAACTTACTTAGGGTTGCTGGAGTTGCATCAAACTATATTTGGTTTGGAACAGACTCTCTAGCTGTTCCCACTTCAACAGATGCGGCCATCTCCATGCCAGCCGAGTTTTTTTATGTGATTGCAACTAATGATTTTGTACGGACTTCTAGTGCAGTAAGAATTGAGGTTGTGGAGGATTAAATTTGTTTAGAAACAAATTTTGGGCAGAAGTTGGCCCCATCCCACTAACGCTTGATGGAACGGTTTTTGGAGAAATAAACCTTAGTGCTGAAGATGCGGCTAAGCTGCGAGAAGGACAAATTATTTTCATTCAATCATCTTTGGCAGCAATGGTTGAGGTGCGAATAGAGGAGTTCGCTTCCGATACAAAACTTATAGTTTCAGAAAAAAACAATAGAGAAAAATTAGCGGATCTTCAAGCTTATCTGGTAGCTGATGCTGCCTATATTACCGCTCCCTTCCAGACACGAAAACAATACAATTATAAAGAACATGGGAGCCATGTCTTTGAAACAGAACCAGTTGTAGCATATAGAACCACTTTAGTAGATTTTTCTGGAAAGTATTACGGTACTACCAGCAACCCAGTAGTTACGATTGATAAGTCAACGGGTTTAAAAAAACGATTAGATGATGTAGGTGGAGGGGTACTTTATTTAGGAGAAGCTCTTCCAGGAACTTCCAATGCAGCTCCAGCTTGGAAAATCCAAAAAATAGAGTGTGTTGGGCTTGACGTAAATGTTATTTGGGCTAACTCTTCTATAGAGTTTGTTCATGTGTGGGATGATAGATTAACCTATTCTTATAATTAAAACTATTGACATAATTTCTGGTTTGGTGTAGTATAACAATTTGGGCCAAAAATACATGGTTTTTATAAGCAGGATACTAAATGGCCTCGTCCACCAAACAATTAATTACATCAACACAAAAAATAGTATTAAACAGCACAACTGAAGTAATTGACTCTTTTCCTTTTACTAGTTGGACTGGAGTTGTAGAATACACTTTAATTTTTGAAACAACTATAGGAGCCCGTTTAAAAACATTAAAGTTGGTAGCAGAAAAAAAGGGGGTGGGAGTAGAGGACCAAATTTATAACAGAGCCGGATCTGTGATAACATTACAAGTAACAGCACAAGTAACTGGGCTAAACTTTGAATTAGCAATAACAAATAATGATATAGTTCCCATTAAAGTCACATTAATTAGAATAAAACAATAAAATTTAAGTAGAGGAAATATTATGAGTAGAGTTAGGCAGGGGGTTGAATTAGGTTTTAATCTTTTTGAAGAAAATGGGGATTCTCCCGTAGCGGCCATCCTCATTACCAACACAGCTCCGATTGGAACGGGTGATCAAGGAGATGCCCCAATTGGCTCCCTTTTGGTCCGTTATGATAACGGTACACTGTACCAAAAAACCGCAAATGCTGGAGCTCCTGCTGATTGGGCATTAAATGGAACCGCGAGCGCAGTTATTGGTAAGTGGCGTAATGAAACCGTTTCCGTTGTTACCAACGATACCCAAGGAGTGGGGGTTAGAGATGTAGTTGCTAGCCCCTTTTCAGATGATTCTGGAGCAGTATTAGTACCAGCCGATTTTATTATTGGTGAGCATATCATTTCTGATGCAGATGGTACTCCCGCCCTTTTAAGAATTTCTGCAAAAAGTGGAGTTGGGGATAAAGATATCACGTTTGTAGCAGCTACTACAGCTTTGGTCGCAGAAGATACCTTTATTTGTAAATTTTATTTGCCAGATCCTGATGGAGGGGAAAATAGAGCCCTTGTAAATTATAATGGAACCGTTGTTGTTAAAATATCTGATATAGATTGGCAGTTTTTGACTGGTATTAATCTTTCTTCTGGATACACTCCGGGTACGGGTAATCCAATAGCTGGAGATACTGGCGAAGCCGCTATTCAAAAAATAGACGGAAACGTGGACCAACTAACGGCTGCTGTAGGTATTGCCCAAGGTGCAGCAAATATGGGCACTTACACGGGTGTCACTATATCAGATAACCAAACCGCAAAGCAGAATATTCAACAACTAGAAACTGCCCTCGAAGCTTTGCAAACGAAGGTTGGACCAGCTAATATTGCTCAAAGTACTCCTACTGTAGTAGACTCTGTTTTGGTTGATGTTTGTCAACGAGTCTCTTGGGAAGTAGTCGCCCACGACCAAGGAGATCCAACTGCAGTACAAACTTTTGTAATTTCAGCATTTCATAATGGACATGCTGGAGCTGATGCTACTTCCGTTCGTGATGATATTACGAACAAGAAAAAATTAGGAGCTAACTTTAATTTTTCTGCTAGTGTTACTCTTACTGGATCTGCTGGAACACAAGCTATTAACTTGGTGTTAAATACTACAGATGCTAATGGTATTCGATATTCTATCAGACGCTTAAATTATGTAAATGCACTTTAAGTAACTAATGACAATAAATAGTAACGACGCCTTTGGAATAGAGGAATTTGGGATAATAAGTACTGATTTTGATGGAAAAACAGTACTTTATATTACTGGGGGAACTGGGTCGCCTGTAGGTCAGGCGGCCCCTATTAGTACTATTTATATTGATGAAACTGGTAGAGTTTGGCGTAAGTTTGGGACTAACGTCAATGATTGGAGGACTAGTAAGTCAACTAGAACTATAACTCAAACTGCTCACGGTTTTACTCTTCCCACAGCTGGAGTTCATCCACTAACCTATAATCCAGCAACTTCAAGATATCAGTTAGCAAGAGCCAATCTTTTAAGTACGACCGCAAGCATTATGGCTATAGGATACCCAGATGCTAACACTATTTTAGTTCAAAGTGAAGGATTAGTTTTTAAACCTGGACACGGCCTCTTAGTCGGTAGATGGTATGTTCTCAGTAATACTACCAGCGGAGCATTAAGTCTTAGAGAGAATTTCATAGGAAGTAACATACAATATTTAGTATTTGTAGTAGATTCAGAGACCCTCGCATTACAAATGAACCCACTATTTGTGGGATTCATTCCACAAAATATAGCTATTGTTAATAATTGGACTCAAGGAGCAAATCCAGCCCTATCAACAGGAACTGATAGATTACTGATAGCGGGGGTGGTTTGGGAAGAAAAGACTACTCCTACTGCGGTTAGTTCAATAGTGGTGGGAGGACAAACTGGAACCCCATTAGTGTCTCAAACCATTATTTCTGGGCAACAAGTTGGCATTACGTATTATTATTTTAAAGAATCTACAATCAGTTCAATGGTGGGTAATACTCTTACAATTAACTGGACCTCGGGGGCCCCAGATACTTTTAGAACATCTACTGTATTGTTACAATATGTGGAGCAAATTACTCCAATAATAGATATAAATTCTGACTCTGGGACGGGAGCAACAGATGTATTAGACGCCGACGTAAATACACTAGCGGGAGGTTACGTGTTTTTAGTTTCAGGGGGCGGTAAAAACAACATGGGATTTACTAATAATGGTTCTAGTTGGACTAGAAAATTAGACCTAACTGAATTATCCGGAGCTGACGGAGTTGTGGATGATAAATTAATTACTACGCCAGCAACTCCCGAAAACGTTAATATGTCTATTTCTTCGTCTAATAGACATGTTCTGGTAGCTGCTTCAATAAGAAGGCGGGAGGTATGAGTTTAAATCATCTTCAGGCTACACCAACTGCAATTTGGGTGTTTGCTCAAAAAATAAATCAAGATATTACAACTAATATCAATAACCTAAGCCACACAGAAGTGCCCATAGATGGGGACATGATAACTAATTATCCGAGTTTTGTTTTTAATAATAATGGTATTCAATTAGCGGGTCCAGAAGCTTATATAAAAATAACCTCAAACATACACATAGTCTCTACAAACAATAATGTGAATCTTACAATCAGGCTTCATAGTAGTGTTAATGGATTATTTGGCCCAATAGCAGCTCATGGACATATTGCGGGGGGAAGTGGGAACGGAGAATCAAGTTATGCCATCCCAGGTTTTTGGAAATTTATGGCCCCTAATGAAATTATTACGGTTGTTTCTTTAAGAGAAGCTAAGCAAGGAAGTGTGGTATTGGCTGTACCAGGAACTAGTTATTTATTATTAGAGGGTTTACGGTATGTCTAGATATGAAGTAAGTCTAGATGTTAAAGTGGCTATTGAAGGCTTAACTCAAAAACATCATTTTTATGAAGATTTGGGTCATTATTACATAGATGAAAGTAAACGCTGGCTTTCTATTAATTACTATGATTCCGTAACAGACTCATATCCCACAAAGACTTTAGATCAAATTTGTCAGGACTTATACTCTACTGACTTTTCAGCCCAAAGTACGATCGTGGCTGAAAAGCCCGTTATTCTTAGAACTCAAACTTATATTGGATCACATAATATAGTTTTGAGAGAATTTGGATATAATTTTATTGCTACTGCAAACACAAATACTGCCGGAGATATGGTTTTACCTGTAAAATACTTAAGGGGTGCTGGGTTTGAAACAGAGGATCACGTCTTTGGAGATTCAATTACAGTACAGATAGTTGATAAAGATAATGTTTTAGGTTATGGGGCGGGATTGGTAGTAAATACTTTTGGGCAAACCATCCAAATTCCTAGAACTGGATTTTTTACGGTATTGAGTGAAGCTATTTCAAGCGCTATACCGACCGGACTTTATTTTAGAGTAATTTATCACTCTGTGGGCACAACATCCGTCAAGATGAGGGTTAATTGTCGCGGCTATAATGACGTTTGATGCGGAAATTAAAAGAACATGAGTTCCGAACACATACTAGTAGATCTCGGAGACCCACTACCCTTAGAGCTTCTGCTTACCGACGGTAATGTTGGAAAGTTTCCCCAAGCCATTGTTAGAGATGTATCTACTGGTGCCACCGTAGTAGGATCTCCCTTCAGCTTAACCCACCTCGGGGAGGGTCTTTATAGAAATGTGGCGTTTACCCCCACTTCGGTAGGAAAGTTTAGGGCAGTTTTTATAATTTATAACGAGTCTGGGCATACTACAGAAAGCATTGAATATCCTAGAAGTACAGATAATTTTTTAGTAATAGATAAAGTTTTAACTATAAAAACCTTTTTAGCTTTAAAATAAATGTTATAATAAGATAGGGTTTATTTTTAATTTTTATAGAATTTTAAATATGGCAACTAATCAAGAATTTTCTGATATTCTGCTTAAGCTTTCTGACTTAAAATCTGATTTTAAATCTGAGCTTTTTGAGTTAAAATCTGATTTTAAATCAGAGCTTTCTGAGTTAAAATCTAACTTAAAGCTAGTTATGAAGGATGTTGAGTGGATCAAAGAAGAAGATCGACAACAAAATCTTCTTTTAGAAGAGCATATCAAAGGTGTGCAAGTTAACGAAAAACGCTTAAATCTTGAGATTGCTAACAGAGAGGAAGAAGCAAAAGAAATTCACGAAACGTTAACGGAGTTGAACGAAAGAGTAAAACAAGTAGAGTTTGTTCCTAACTTTATGATTAATCTACGTAAAATAATTCTTTGGATTACTCCAATTTTATCTATTTTGGGATTAGGAACAGCATTTTATTTGAATTGGGGACCCTAAATGATTACTGCCAAAATATTAAATAGTGCAGCAACCCTTAATAATTTCATAGAGATAGGAACTTTGGGTTTTGCTCCAGAATCGGAGACTACACTGGTAATCAGACTTTGGGACCAACAGTTAAACCTACGTAGAGTTCCTCCAGCAACGGCCATTATTACTGGGTTTTTTAATAACCAAGATTTATCTGTTTTACCAAAAGTTTTTACCCCCCTAACCGACGATAGAAGTATATTATCAATTACTTTTACGGAAGTGGAAACTTTAGACTTAGTGGGAGGAAGTTTTAAAATTCAAGAAGATTCTTTAGGTAATGGTTCTGTCATATTGTTAGGATATGTCAATGCGGGACTAACTAGAAACATCCTAAATGGGTGTTAAGCTTATTTAAAGTAAGGATAGAATATGCCAGTATTTGGATCTAACAATGGTGTCTTTAGTACAAACCTAAATCGCACTCGTGTCTCCGACATCATTACGGTTCAAGAATTAAAACAGTCTTATTTGTTTGGAGTTCCTATTGTCGATGGTAGGAACATAGAGTTATCTGATGAAGTTTTTCAGCTTTACATAGATAATGCAATATCTGATTTAGAGCATAAACTCGATATTTTTATTACTCCGACTCAAATAGAGGAGGATAGAGATTATTCTTTTAATCAATATGCGGATTGGGGCAGTTTTTATTTAGACAATATTCCAGTGTTACAAATAGATTCTATAGAAGTCATAGCGTACAAAGATGAGTTAGGAGCTCCTCAAATTGTACAAACTATACCTAATTCTTGGATTCGGTTAAGCCCCCACGATGGGGTAGTGAGACTAAGCCCAAATACGAGATCCGCTAGTCATTTACAAATAAATAGTGTAAATGGATTCTTTCCTCAAATATTCAAGTTGAAACACGTCCCCCATTTGTGGAAACTTAAATACGTTGCTGGATTTGCCCACGGTAAAGTTCCAGTATTGGTAAACCAAGCTATCGGACTACTTGCTGCGATTCAAGCTTTGATTGTAGCGGGTAATTTAGTATTGGGGGCTGGTATTGCTTCTCAAGCTTTATCTTTAGATGGGCTCAGTCAATCAATTACCACTACTGCATCTGCTGAAAATTCTTCATACTCAGCTACTATTAAAGAGTATCAAAACCTTCTATTTGGAAGTCGTATGAACGATGATACAGCTATCATAAATAAGCTAGCAGCTTATTATAATAGGAGGGGGGTGTCAGTAATTTAATGAAAACAAGTGACCAATTATTAGATATTTCTCATGAAGGAACCCTTATTGGGTATACTCAGAAAGGAAATCCAATATATCTGGATTATTATCACGGGGGGCATTCTGATTTTTCTAAGTCAGAAAGAAATGATGCTCTGAAGTTACACAATAAAATTTTAGACAAAATATATGCTAAACTTCAAGAAGCTAAAATAAACAATAACTCCATTCCAAAGAAAATAACAGAGTTTATAGATTATCACAAAACACAACAAGAGTTGTGGTCTGGAGGAGTATTTAATAAATCAGAAGTCTCATTAGAGCAGGGGTTAGAAACAGCTACTATCGAAACTGGGCTACATGCTCAGGACATGAATGTTGCTATTCAGCATCCATTATATGCAGAAATTTTAGAGATCATGAAAACCCACATGTTGGGGGACGCTCCTTGTTGCATAAATCTGACCCCAACTTTAATTTTGGAGTTGGTTAAGGCAGAAGAGGGTTTGTATTCAGGCATGGTAAAGGGTGTGCATTCAGTTGAGGGGGGATTTGAACACCTGTTTAATTTTAAATCCATCCCTCTAGCTTCTCTTTTTAGTACCCTTTTAGCCAAAGAGTATATTACTCTCCCAACAAAAGAAGAAAGTGTGGTTGAAACCCTTCTAGAATCAACAGCAATAGAAGATCCCATCACAACTAAACTTAAAACTTTATTAGACTTGCTTTCTAACTCTTATAAAGATTTACATATTCACCTATGATATAATAGTAATAAAAAAGGTTTAAGCATGAGTATTTATAATGAAGTTTTAACACTAGTAAAATCTTTGGGTAAAGAGGGGATTTTGAAAGCCATGCCTCATTTATCTGCTTCTAACAAACGAGTGTTGGCGTCAGTGTTAAATGAGTTACAACTTAAAAAGTCTTTGGATGTAACAGCTTACAACCCAAATACAGAAGAAGTTCCAGTAGTCAGTTTAGAAGTAGAGACCTACAACCCCACAGCTAAAGAAGAAGGTGCTGAGGAAGACTTGCTAGTAAATGGTTCGGAGGCACATGGCAGTCAGGGAGATAAAACTCCACCCGAATTAGTTGCTAACGTAGCTAAATCTGTAAGTTGGTTTGGAAAAAATTTATTTTCAACTAACGGTAAATTTCATATAAACTCTGAATCTTTCTTGTTTGCTGAAAAAGCAGAACCTATTGAAAAATCAGATTCAGACTTGAGTAACCTAGAATCTTTGATTATCAAAGGGGAAGATCGTAGTTGGGTTGACGTACAAAAAGAAAAAGCTCTACAAAAACTACAAGAAGTAGAATTACGCAAAGCAACCCCGAGCTATTCTGAAGAGGACTTACTCCAAGCATTAAAAATATCCAAAGAAGATGCTGCTCAGCTTATTAAGGATTAACCCTTGTCTAATATTGGGGAACCTTCTAACAATACTAAAAATTTATATGGTTGGCAGGTAAAAAAACCCGTAATTCTTCCCAAAAAATCCACATCTGCTCAAAGAAATAGAGTTGATATGGAAATAAGTAAATTAGAAAATCTTTTAGCAGAACATGCAGTGAGAGTACGGGTTTTCCGTACATCTTTTTGTCCAAACATCAAATCCATAGATGGTGCTGAACATAATTTGGGTTGTACAATTTGTAATGGATCAGGACTTATTGATAGGCATCCCATATGTACTCATAGCTTCCTTCAAACCCAAACCCTTCAACCCCACAACTTTCCTGAAGGTTGGGTTTTAGATAATGCCGTAGCAGCGACTTTTCCTATTGGAATAGAGCTTTTTTATTTTACACTTGTGGAATTAATGGATTATACAGAGATTTTTACTCAAAATGTACAGAGACAAACAGCTACTCCTGATGTTTTAAAATATTCTGCCTGTAGAGTAAATTTTATTATGGGTTCTAATGGTGTAGAGTATTATCAAGAGAGAGATTTTAATATAGATAACAACGGGTCTATTGTTTGGGTTACGGGAAGGGGTCCAACTACCGGATCTATTTATACGATTCATTATGAAGCAGCAGTACAATTTAGAGCTATTCGTGCTCTTCACTCTAATAGGTTTGTACCAGTAGACGATGGTGCCGGGATAAAGCAAGTTAAGGGTCCAGAACAGTGGATTCTACAAAAAGAGTTTCTTGTGAGACGAAACGACTTTACTGGCACCGAATTACCACCCAATAAGATTAATCCAATCTAGTTGATTCTTTAAACTAATTTTGATATTATTACATTATAATATTCCTTAATTAGAGGTTCTATAATGTATCAATCCACTAATACCTTTCCTCGGAGTCATAAGCTTAACGATAAACTCCTTACTAAAGAAGAGGAAGTAGACCTTTTTTTTAATATGGAAGTATATGAAAATGAAATGTTATCCTTATATTATAAAAATGAAGCTTTACAAAAGGAGCTTAGTTCGTTCTTAGAAAGTTGTGAAGAGGGTACTTATAGTGAGTGGGTTCGTCCTTGTAAAGAAGAAACACTCTCTCCAGAAGAATTGAATGAAAAAGTTTTTGATACTTTGAACTCTTATTTGGTTAGCAAAGATTCACTTGAAGAAGTTAGTAAAAATCTTTTAGATTTAAATTTAAATCCTAAATTTTTTATAGATGTGAATAAGTATCTTTTTAAACGATATAAAGAGGTTATGACTTTAACTGAAAAGATTAAAGAAGTATTTGTAGAGTTAAATGTTGTTGAAGAATATGAATATTTTTATTTTTTACATAAACATACAAATAACAAAGATTTGCCCCCAGCTATTATTAATCTATTAACGCAACAAAATACAAACCTTGAAGATTTATATAATTCTCCCTACTCCAATCCACATTTCTTAAATACTTTTAAAACAGCTATAGAAAAGTTAAAAATCTTTTCAATGAAAGTTGAAGCCATAAAACAGAAATTAATTTATAAAAATTTACGATTAGTATTCTCTAGGGCAATTCGTTTTAAAAATAGGGGGTTAGATTTAGATGATTTGAGACAAGAGGGAAGTCTTGGACTCATGAAGGCTATAGATAAGTTTAATTATAAGTTGGGTTGGAAATTCTCTACCTACTCTACTTATTGGATAGATTTAGCTATTTCCAGAGCTATCTACAACAAATCTGACATAATTAGAATCCCTGTTTACATGAGAGAAGTATTAAATAAGATTACTAGATATACTAGAGAGTTTGTATTAGAAAACGATAGAGAGCCTACCGATTCAGAATTAGCAAATCTTATCAAAGTTCCCATAAGTAAGATAAAAAAAGCTAGACAAATCAATACAGAAATTATATTTTTATCAGCCCTAGATACTACTATTTTTGAAGAAGATCGCATTGGGGAAGAAGTGTTTGATCCAGCCCAAAAAGACATTTACGCTGAGGTTTTAAAACTTACACTTTTACAAAAAGTTAAAGAAGAATTATCTAAACTATCCCCGCATAGTGAAAAATTAATTAGGCTTAGGTTTGGGATAGGGGAATCTGAGACCCAAAATATTGGAGTTCTCAGCCAATTATATAATGTAGATGAGGAAGATCTTTCAATTATTCAGGAAAAAATAGTAGAAGATTTTCAAAATCCTTCTACAAAACTTAAATGATATAATTATAATGTATATCAGTCCCTTAGAGAAAGATGTATTACGAGAAGTTTTTTTACTAAGCGGGGGTTGTAATAAAGAAGTTTGTATTAGTCAACTTACTGAATTTAGCTTACTTTTAGTTTCGGGGTTGGTTAAACAAAAGTTATTATTACTTATCCCCCCCAATCACATAACACTAACTCCTGTAGCTTTAAATTGGGTTGAAAAGAGAATTGGCAGAATTTAATATAAATTTTATGGCACAGGGGTTGGGGAAAAACATAGAAACCCTTGCTTATGAGGTGGAACAAGACTTACAGGCGGCTATTGAAGGTATAGCTAATGCTGCATACTCTAAGATTGTCATGGGTGCTCAAGAAAAATTAAATTCTACTAGAGTTGACTATCTAAATGCGTTGTCGTTTGATAAGATTGGAGAGTTGGATTATATTATTAGTTTAAAGGATGATGGGATAGTAAATGCTTTAGAGGTTGGGGCTCCAGGATATAATTTAACAGATAAATTATTAAAATCCCAAGCGAGAGTATCAGCAGGGCCTAGAGTAGGCCAACCGTGGGTGCAACAAGGCAAGAACGGGAAGTATGCACACGTTCCTAACCAACATCGACCATATGCTAAAAACTCTAAATCATCTTCCCTAAAACTAGTTCTGGAGAAAGTCACTGTTTTTAATGCCCAAGGATTGCGTCAAAGTATTCTTAAAACTTTTAAAGATGCTTCTGGAAAAATTATAGAGGGTAAGGCTGCGGTTGCTAAAGGCCCAGTCTCAAATTTATTTAACTTGACTAAATATCAATATATTCATGGGTCTGAAACGAATCAAAGGGTTAGTTCCCTGTATTACACTTTTAGGACTACTTCTGAAAATGGTACAGCTTGGTGGCACCCAGGGTTTAAAGGTTTACATTTATTTGCTGAAGCCGAAAAATGGGTGGAAGCAGAAATTCAACGAGTATTAGCGAGTTTATAATGGCTTTCATTTTTCCAGAATTAGTAATCGAATCCGTACTTAGAGAGGGTTTTGATAGTCTTCAAGCTACCCCTACTCTTATAGATGATGTTTTTGGAACCTTCACAGAGCCGTATTTAGTGTCTAAGTATGGAGTCCCAGAATTAAATCGGATTAAAAATGAGATTCTTAACGATGTATCCTTTGTACACTCATTTCCCACAGCAGAAACTAAAACTCCATGTGTATCCATACAACTTCTGAGTGACGATGAAGATGTGAGATTAGCATCTTTAGATGATTACCACGGGATAGTAGAAGAGGCTATCACTGATCCAATCACTTTAGCGGGGCTTATCATAGTAAATAACTTTACGCCAACTTCTTATGACGCCACTACTGGGACGGTCTATGTTTCAGATTCTGTGAATCTATCTACTATTCACGCCAACCACGTTTTTGAAGATGTGAACCAAGACGAGTTTATAATCACTGGAGGGATCATAAATACTCTAGGGGCCAAACAATTTCAAATAGACGCAGGATCAACCCCTAATATTGTGGGTTTTTGTGATATAAAATCTGGAATCAATTTTACGAGAAATGAAATCAGGGGTTTAGTTAGTAATGTTAAAGTGTTGTTGGGGGTTCATACAAAAGAACCCCTTTTTACGAAGTTTCTTTATACTTTAGTTAAATACTTTATCCTTTCTAGAAAAAAAGATTTATTAAATAGGTGTTTTTTTGGTACTACCTTCCAAGGATCTGATTTTGCTAGAAATATGGATTACCAAGCGGATTTACTCTACACCAGATTTTTAACTATTAGTGGAAAAGTGGAAGACAATTGGTTAGCTGATTCTATCCAAATTACTGATAATGTTGAGTCTGTAGTTTTGATTGATAGGGATGTAGCTGACGCTGCAACTCTTGGAATAGAAGATTTTACAATACAACCAGATGATAATGCTTAAATATGTTATAATTGAAATATGAGTAAAAAGAGTAAAATTAAGTTTAAAAGAGAACCAGTAGAAGCAAACAAAACTTTTTTGATTTGGTTTCATAAAGCTGTTTTAGAAAAGAAAATCCGCAGAGATCAACAACAAGAGGTGGAAATTTTCTTTAAATCACAAGGATTGTCAGGAACAGAAACACTTGAATGTTATGATTCTTGTCTTCAAAAATACTAATAATTGAGAGTTAATTAAAAAATGGCAATTAAAAAATCTTTCGGTGGAGCTAGCATTCTAAAGCCTGGGGTTTATTCTCTGACTAAGGTGGACAATACCGCTGGATCATCATTAGAAAGTAATGATACCTTATTTTTAGTGGGAGAATCTACTAAAGGGGCTCCGGGGGATGTAGAGGGAATTACTGTGTTTAGAGCAGCTCAATTAAGCTCTCTCATTGCTAAGTATGGGTCAGGCCCGATTGTTGATTGTGCTTTAGCAGCTACTAGACCATCTAAAACACCAGGAGTTAATGGTGCTGGGCGTTTTATGATATGGAAAACCAATTCTAGTACTCAAGCTTCTAGAACACTTTTAGAAGCCACTGCTACTAACCCGCTTTTTGTAGTTAAAGATAGAGCTTGGGGTGTAGAGGGTAATAATCTTTCTATTACCATTGCAAATGGAACTACTAGCTTACAAAAACTTATTACTATTAACAAGTTGAATGATACTGTAGAAAGCCTGGGAGAAAACGCAGCTCAGCAAGTTACTACCATAGATTATACAGGTAATGCAACTACGGCAGCTTTAGTAATTTCTGGAGTATCTGAAGCGGCTAAAACCCTAACTACTACTTTAGCTGGGGATCAAACAGACGGTTCTGTTAATCTAAGCATTTCTCTCAGCTCTTATAATATAAAAGAATTAGTAGATTTTATCAATGCTCAAGTAGGATACTTAGCTACCTTAGTAACTACTACTTTAGCAGCTAAAAAAGCAGTAGAGTTAGACTCTATCGCATCTACCAGCATTCTCTCCCCCCTAACGTTATATAGGCTTCAATACGAAATTTTAGAGATAATCAATTCTGATTCTAATAGAGTAGAAGCTACTTTAGCTACTACCCCAGTTATTGGATTACCAGTTAACGTTACAAATGTGTTTTTAACTGGAGGTGCTTTAGGTGCTTCTGTAAACTCTGATTTCTCTAATGGCTTTAGTGCTTCTTTGGCCGAAGATTGGAATGTAGTAATTCCTTGTATTTCTCAAAATGCGACCTCAGATATTACTTTGGGAGTAACTGACGCAGGATCTACTTATACTATTGCTAGTGTCCTTGCAGCTGCATCTTCTCATTTGGCTGTGAGAGGCTCTATTAAGAATCGAAAAGAGGCTCAGGGCATGGGGGGCTTCAGATCTACTACTAAATCAGCTGCTTATAACCAAGCTGGAACTATGGGAGATTTTCAATTCCAATTGGCAATTCAAGACGTCCAAATCATAGATGCTCTAGGTAATTCTGTTTGGAAACAGCCGCACGTCAAAGCTGCGCTAGATGCTGGGATTAGATTAGGAACCCCAGTAGGGGAGCCACTGACCCATAAATTCCTGAATGTATTAAATGTGGGCCATGCAGTTAATCCAGTAACTGGAGTACCATTGGGAGATTTCAACCCCAATTTAGATGTGGAAGAAGCCATTGAAGCTGGTATCCTTTTTGTAGAAAAAGTTGGGGGTGGTTGGAGAGTTGTTGTTGACAACACTACTTATGCCATTGACTCATCTTTCGTTTATAACCGTGGTTCAGTAGTAGAAGCTGCACAATTTGTTGCAAAAACTATTAGAAAGGAAGTTGAAGCTAATTTTGTTGGAAAGAAAGTCTCTAATGGGCAAGCTTCTTCTATTAAAACTTTTGTAAGAAGCATTCTTATAAGTTTAAACGCTCCTGAAGTGAACATTATTACTGCTAGTGATGATGCTCCACAAGGTTTCAGAGAAGATACTTTTGTAGTAACTCAAAGTGGAAACACCACTAATATACAAATTCACATTAAACCAGTACAGGGTCAAGACTTCGTATTTATCGATATAACTGCTGGTGATATTAGTCAGGCTGCTTAATGAAAAACGTAGAGTGGGGGGAAACCCCCCAACCTAAGAGTAAGTTTCAAAGATTGTCTATCACAGAACAAGTAAATGCTAGGCAAGAAGCTATAGATTTAGCTAAGGCCAAAGCTACTTTGTTTCAACAATTATTACCACACTTAGCAACAGAACTATTTAATAAGATTCAACAAGGGCAACCAATACAAGTCTTAAAAAGTTTTGCGTATGTTACGGAAGGGATAGAAGCTGATGATGATGATGGTTTTTATAAAGTTAATAAAAATACTCCCGAGTTTAAAAATATAACTAAAACAATCCAAGCCGGTAATCAGTTAAAGTTCATAGAGTTAGAAAAACACATGAATAAATTGTGGTTTTCTGATTCTGAAGGAAAATTAGTAGATATTACTATTGGGGACTCTGTAGGTTATAACAACCTTTTAACCCAAACCGATATTTATCCTAGTGTGATAAAATCTTTAAAAGACACTTTAGAAGAAGATATTAATCAATGACTAAAACGTTAGCCGGTGCCAAAGCATCCTTAAAATTAAATGGAACAAAAGTAGCGTTTGTGGGTGGAGTCAACATTGACCACCAAAATCAACTTACTCGAATTGACGTTCTAGACCAACTCACTTCTGCTGAACTTGCAGAAACTGGGCATGTTGCAAGCTTTTCTGTTACTTTATTCAAGATAGACGAAAATACAGCTAATATTCTTGGGTTAGATCCTAGAAACATAGATGATATTCTAACCCAGCCAGATTTAGTGATGGAGATCTATAATCGTATAGATGATACCGTAGCGTATGAAATGACTGGAGTCAAGTTTGCTGGAGGCTCAGGCTCACTTGACGCACGAGGAGTTTGGTCAGGAACGTGGAATTTTGAAGGAATTAGGGGTTTTGGGATATAAAATACTAATAATAATAAATCCTTAAAAGAAGAACAACAATAAATTAAAATCCCACCATTTGGTGGGATTTTTTTATTTGCAAAAAATAGAAGGGTTTGGTATACTTAAATGTGATAGACCGTAACAATGATATAATTTAAGTAATTAAGGAACAGTTGCATGTCGTTTGAAGAAAAGTTTAAAAAATATATACCCCCAACCACGAATTTTTTTAGTGTAGATATACGAGGGGATACGACTAAATATCACTATACTGGAGATTTTACCAGTAAAATTCCTACTATGAAAGATAAGTCTTTGATTGGAAGACATAAGGGAGTGTTAAACTCGACTTTAGAGTTGGAAGCAGAGGTCCTAATTTTACACCACGTTTTAAGTTACTTGAAGTTTACTATTGTGGAGTCACCAACTTGGTGGAAAGAGTCCGATAGTGGTTATGACCTTTATGATTTTAACGTTATTCAAAAAATATATGATGAAGTTTTAGCTTTTGAACAAGAATGGCAAAAAAAGATTTGGGGAGACCCAGAAGTACTCCAATTGACAGACAAGGATATAGAGACGACTGGAAATACATAGTATGTTCAATAATTTAAAGAAAATAGCATACTTACTAGCAAAGGGGCCTCCCAAAGAGATTCCGTTGGAATTTAAAGATCTTTTACTCCAAGCTAAAACATACCTAGCGTTTACTTTAGGTTATTTATTGAAAGACCCCATTTGGGATCAGTACACAGAAGAAGAGTTAATAATTGAATTTTTTGCTCTGCAATTTTTCCACTCTAAAGAGTTTTCCGATGAATTTATTAATTCAGTAAACACGAAAACTGGAGAAGTACAAAATAATTTAGAAATTATAGATGATTTTTCTGACTGGGCTGATGCTCAAATTGAAAAAAATAAAAAAGAATTAGAGGGGGATGATTTTGAGTATATCCCACCTCATTTGAAGGATAAGTCTTAATGAGTCAAGTAATAAAAATTAGTGGGGATACTTCTGGGGTTAGGAAATCTTTACTAGATTTGTCTAAAACAATAAAAAGAGACTTTAAAAACACTAAATTGGATATGTTCAGCCCCGAAGCCCGAAAATTTTTAAAACACGAGGCTGTTGCAGGAGCTAAAAAGCTTCAAGTCAAGATAGATAGTGCCAACGCAGCCATTAAGAGGTATACAAAAGAGTTAGGGAAGGTTATTAAGGATTCTGAAAAGGAACTAATTTTAAAAGAAAAAATCTTTCGAGTTAGTCAAAAAATAGTCGCTTTAGAAAAAAATAGAAATTCACTTCAAGATTTGGCGGGAGGAGGAGGGAGGGGGGGTAGGGCTGGAGGTTTCCTGAAAAAAGGAGCTATGGCCGTAGCTTTAGCGGGGGGTGCCTACGCGGTAGATAAGGCTAGAGTTTCATATAACGCATTTAAAGAGGGGGCTCCTAATGAAAGTTTATTACGAGGTAGGGGAGCCTTTGATATAGCCCCCAGGGATACTCAACGATTAACCAATGCTGGTCTAAATTCAATGGATTTAACTAGGCAAAGGTTTGAGTCTATGGATGTTTTTGGATCTAAGGGATCAACCCAAGAAGACATTATCCAACGAGCTGAGTTTGAGAGGGGTAGGGGTCTTACCGGAGGAACCCTACTAAACGCTGGAGCCAACTTACGAGGAGTATTGGGTGGACAAGGAGCGGATAAGGCTGTTATGACTCTACAAGCCGCCTTGATCGCTAGTGGCATTAAAGACGAACTTGGGCCTTATTTAGAGATTAGTTCTTCAATGTTAACTGATCTTAATGAACGAGGCTTTACGTTTGACGCATCAGTTATGTCTATGTTTAACACCTTAGTTGCGACTAATAAAAACATGGAACGTAGTGGTAGGTTAATTTCTGGAGCAGACCAGGGAATAAGGGGATCGACAGGAGAAGCCAACGCATTTTTTCAAACCGCTTTCAATAAAGCTAATATTGGAGGCGGTAGTGTGGGAGGTATTCAAGCCGCTATTCGTAGTGGGGGATTGTTTGGTATTGATTTAAATAAGACTGGTTTTGGAAATACTACCAGTGCTAAAGTTATGAAAAGTTTGGGGATTGGGTCTGGATCGACTGAGGGAGCTGTGTCTAAATCTGTAACTAGCATGTTAGATGATATGTTCGGCTCAGATGCCGAAATTAATGACATGTTACAAGACCCAAATAAAAAATCTGCTGGACAAGAAAAAAGAATGTCTAGATTGCGATTTGTAATGAGTAATTTTGGACTTAAAAGTGAGGGGGAAGCTCTTGAAGTTGACGAATTACTTAAGCAAGCTAGTACAGCTTCCCCCGACAAACGAAAAGAGATAGAGAAGAAAATACAGAAGATCCAAGAAGGTGAAACGGATTTAGGTAATTTAAAAATGATTAATAAAACTCTATCTGGACAGCATGAGGTTTTGGCGGCTATAGAAAAAACCTTAGAAAAACAATTAGGAGATAAAATAGCCCCAGCAATGCTTGAGGCTAGATCCGCCATTTTACAAATAGATAAAAACTTTTTAAAACTTTTGAATTTTATGGGAGTTGAAGGGGAGGAAAGTAAGGCGAGTTTTATTTCTGGAAAAGAGGCGTTAACCGAGGATCAGATGAATACTATGGTTGGAGATGATCCAGAAGCTAAGGCCGAATTGAGTGCTAAGTTGGCAGAAGCACAAAAAGCAGATATGGCCGAATTTTCAGACCTTAAAACAAAATTTGGGGGTTTGTCTCAACGCGATCTTCAATGGTCGCACCCAGAAGAAGCACAACGACTAGCACAGTTAAAGGTAGCAATATCAAAGAGAGCACAAACCGAAAGAAACACTGGGTTGGGAGGGGATGGTCTATCCCCAACAGCTAAAATGGTTAACTACTCTTTAGCAGAGGAGGCGGAAAATAAGAAAAATACATCTTTTGGCCAAAGCGTTTATAACTCATTATCAGGAACTACTAATACCCAAGCAGGCCAAACTGATAAACTGTTGACTCGACTCGTTAAAGAACTAGAAAAACTTAATATGGGTACAACATCTGTTGTTAAAAACACTGGAAGACTTAACACCCTTCCTAGTGGTAGGGCCCAATAAAAATGGCAAACGATATAAGGAACGTTTCAGCCCAATGCCAAGTAATCCACTTCCCTTGGGCTATTCAAAACTTTACCAACACTACCTCAGACGCAGACTTAGCTAGGGCTGATTTGGTAGACATTAGTTTGTCTATTGTGCAAGCCACTTTTTCTAAACAACTGGGAGATCCCGCAGGAGAGTTTAGCATATCCCTAGCGAATGACCAAGACTGGGTAGCCAACATCCTCCCAGGAACGTGGTTGTTAATATATTTATCTAATGATGGAGACCTCTTTATCCCCAAAAAAGAGTATTCAGCCATTACCCCTAGATTATTAGCTAATCAAAAAAACAGGTTACGATGTATAGGATACGTGGAAAGGGTGGCTAAAAGAGGTTCTGTAAACTCGGATGGAGCTGTTCAAATTAGTTATTCTGTTACGGGTAAGGATTTTGGGTGCATTTACTCCCAAACTAATATTTGGCATAATACTATCTTATTTGAAAAAGCTTTATTAGATGCTGCTACTAATCAATTAAATGTTTCTACTACTCGAAAAGTTCATAATTTAGTTGAAACTCTGCACCGCCTCATGTTTTCTCCAGCCGACATCATTAAAACTAAAGCTGGAACTAATAAATCCCTTACTGTGGCATCCCTACAATGGATCTTACCCGCCCCCATGCTAACAGCATTAGGGTTAACATTTAGACGGGGTGTGCCGTTTTATGGAAATATAAATAATCTTTTTTCTTTTGAGCCTACATCTTGTAATTACCCCATAGAAAATCCAATGTCTGCTCTAAATGGGGTTGCCTGGGATCAATTAAAAACTTATTCTATAGAAGTGTTACACGAACTATTTGTAGAAACTGATGATTTTGGACATCCTAAAATTATTTTCAGACCAATTCCTTGGAGGTTGAGAAATAACGCTAAAACAGATAGAGTTTTTATTAATTCTACCAAGGGGTTGTTTAAGAATCTTCCTAGAGTAGTTTTAGATTTGGTTAATTTAATAGAATTTGATTTTGGGGCTGATAATCATTCTCGTTATAATGTATTTTATTTAGTCCCAAATTCTACTAAACAAACTGCAGAGTCTGGGGTTCAAGCACTTCTAGATCAAGATCAAGTATCCGGCTTTCCCAGAATGAAGCAAGCATCTATAAAAAGACATGGGTTAAGATTATTCTTTCAAGAAGTCAATGCTTTGATTCACGTTGGAGTGGAAAAGGTTGACAAGGGTTTAGTGCAAGCATATAATGAAGTAATTTTAGATTATTGGGACAATGCTGAATATTATGAATCCGGCTCAGCAACTATTATAGGAGATAACCGAATTAAACTAGGGAAGGTGTTAGAACTTCCAGAAGAATCTCCCAGTAATGGAAGTAAATTATTTTATATTGAGGGTTATGAGGATACGTTTATCGTTAACCCAAATGCTGCAAATAGTTGGACTCAAGAACTTTCTTTAACTAGAGGGATTGAAAAATCAGTCTTAGATACGAAATTCTTGAATGAACCCAAAGAACCAAATAACTATGTTGGAGATTTTACTAGAACATGGCTAAACTAAGATCTGACGGTTCTCGACAATCTGCTAACGCTCCCGATTCAAGATTTTTATTAAAAAATAAGACCCAAAGGGATTTTGGAATTTATCGCTGTATGATTACGAAAGTTCACTATGTTGGAGACTCAGAAAATTTCACGTTTCAAAACCAACAAGTTACATACTCTGCTATTATACAAGGTGGGGATAAAGAGGGTCAAGAGATTGAAAATATTAAGAGTACAGATAGGTTTGGGGGTCAATATAATTATTCTGAAAGAATTTGGAGGCCGATTAATTATAAATCTTCTGGATTATCAAATAAATCTTTTTCAGAAAATGAAGGAGATATAGTTTATGTTTCATATATTCAAGGAGATACAACTAACCCAATAATCATTGCTGGGGGAGTACAACTCCTAGATTTAGACTCTACGGGGGCTACTAGATCAATAGGGCCCATACTTAAAGAAGAGTATAATGGAGTTCTAAAACACGTTAATAAAGATGGGGAGTTTTCTTTAATTAGAAAGGGGGGAGTTTTTCAAAGCGCAGAGGGATATTTCCTACCCCAAGACAAAGCACCCGGAACCGCCAAAGATGTTTTTGAAGCTAAAATGTTATGGACAGAAAACTCTATGTGGTGGGGAGACCCCCAAACTTATTTAGAGTTTTTAAAAACAGAAAAAAAATCCACGTTAAGTGTTGGAAACGGAGAAATAGTTCAAACGTGGGATGCAGGAAACAACCTTCTTACTATAGTTTTTAAGTCTGGACTAACTATAACTGCAAATGGAGCAGAGGATAAGGCTCAAATCTCTTTAGCAAGTGGGGATGTGTTAGAAATTGATGGAGCTACCAATAAGATTACTTTATCTAGTGGTTTCATAGACTTAGGTCAATTAGTTACTGACTTCAGTTTATTAGCGTTTCAATTAATATCGGCTCATAATAATCATACACACCAAGTCATTATACCTGGGGGTAGTTCTGCTGGTACTTACGCATCTTTAGTACCACCCCCACTTCCAATTACTGTGGCTTCCACAACGGTACAAGTACAGCCCTGAGGAATTAAAATGAAATGCGTAAAAGAAGAGTATGACGTAGATGCTTTTACAGTAAAGTTTGGGAAGGATGGAGTGCAGCTTAATCCTAATATTTTTAAAATAAATGGGGTAGAAGACACTCCAGAACTTAGACTTAAATTGTTAGAAACCCACGTTTCTATTTTTAAGCTGTTTGAAAAATATAAAGAATCTAGTAGAACAACCTTTGAAGATCTTAACACAGAATTGACCATTTTGAATTTTGAACTACAAAAGCTTTGGGGCTTTCCACTTAATTTTAATTTTCACACTTATTGGCTTCAAGTTCCTGGATGCGTGTGTCCTAAATTAGATAATAAAGATTTATTTGGAACTCCATATAGAAATTACTCTTCAGGTTGTCCTATCCATCGTGAGACTTTTTTAAATGCCAGCCCCAACCCTAACACAAAATGAAATAGATCAAATCACTATAGAACTTGCTAGACAAACTAATTTAGTTGCATCTCTAACTCAAGCGGTTCCAAATAATACAGCTAGGGTAGCGGAGCTTGCAATAGTTGACGGTGGTTATAAAAAGTTTTTCGATTACTATAATACTAACATTATTGGCAAATATGATGCAGAACGAAAAGCCTTGGATGGGCAATTTATAAACTCACCTATTGCTGAGGCTGACATTATTGGACCCGCAACCCTTAACACTACAATAAGAACTACTCCAACTGCTCCCTCAACTACCATGATTAGGGTTTCCCAATTTGATGGAACACCCCTAGTTTACACAGCATCAAATGAAACACAAGGTATTACAGATCAAATAGCTATGGAAGTAGCTTTGGTATCAGGCTTTGGATCTGGAGCAGGTTTAAGCGGTACTACTAGAACGGCTTCCATTTTTAATTCGGCTTCTACTAGTATAAACATTACAGACTCAGCATTTAATTTTAATCCTAGTATAAATGATGTGTTTGTAATTTATTCCGGGGGTGATGCTGGGATTATTAGAATAAATAGTATAGTAGATGGGGGAGAAATAATATCACCCTATACACAGGTTTGGGGGGTTACTGTTTTAGTAAACCCTTCGGGAACCATTGCGAGTAATGCTAGTCTAACAACTTTTGGAGGATTTAATAATACTGAAAGGACTAGCAAAGTAGCCAGTAACTCCAACTTACAACCCATTATGATGTCTCTAATTGCGTCTTTAGAGACGGCTATCAATTTACGAATATCTCAGTTAGCAGTCCAAACTATAGCCCTAAACACCAATGAAGATCCAGATGCTGCTAGCCAGATTTCTTCTACGCTAGTAAACGTATCCACATCCTCTAGCAATCTTACAGATTACTTAGTTACTACTCTTATTTCTGATTCTGGGCTTACAACTCTCTCTACAGAGAGGGGGGTTAGAAGTCCTCAAATCAGCGCAAGGGTGTCTCAGATAGTAAATAACTATACTAATCAAACAGAAAATTATTACGATAAGAGGTATTCTTATGCTAACAATAGGGGTAATACTGCTTCTGGGAGCCTTAGACTTCAAAAAGTAGCTGAACAAGCAGAGGCAGCAATTACGTCGTACAAATCTACCGCAGAAGATTCTGTTACATCTCTAACCAACATTTTAAACGTTTAACCTTTGTCATAACCCTAAAATATGTGTTATAATTAACTATAATACTGTTTATTTCTAGGAACTTGTCTTGACTTTTAATTTGTCTGGCTTAATAAATAATGTCCAGGGTTCATTAAGTAATTTTTTCGGGGATGAGGCTAAAAAGACTAGTGAATCAAGCTTTTACCCACCCCTTCCTACTGTACAAACAACCATAAATCCAGCTAATTGGGCAACCCTTCCCTTTCCATACTCTTTTGCAGTATACAATGGAGTTACAAAATCTTTTGACGGTACTCCCTTTGGAGAGTTTCAACTTCCTCTGGCTCCTCAAAGGCTTAATCAAAGTGAAAAGTTTGCAATTAACATTACCCAAACTCAAGGAGGGACAGTTGTTGAGCATTCAGGGGCTAAGTATAAAACTTTATCTATTTCAGGGACAACCGGATTAGCCCCCTTTAGAGGAGCTGGTGGAGTTAAAAAATCCACAGGTGAAGCTATCTTTCAACCCGATCAACTAAAATTTCAATCTGGGTATAAAGTTTTTCACTTGCTGCGGAACTATTTTAATACATACTACCAATATAAAATGGAGCATTCCAATGACCCAGAAGTTAGAGAGTATAGATTAGTTTTCAAGAACTATAAGGACGGCCAGTTTTTAATTGTAGAGCTTTCTGCCCCATTTAAGCTTCAAAGAGATGCCCAGCAACGATTCCTCTATAATTATGAAATTGAATGTGAAGTTTTAAAACAAATTGATTATGCCGAAGATACTAATGAGTTAAGCACCTTAGAACTCTTAGAAAGTAGATTAAACAGCGCTTTAGAGAAAATTGATACAGCTAGGGGAGTGTTTCTTAGGGCTCAAGATATTTTGCGTCAAGTAGAGTCTACGTATGATTCTGCTATTTTGGAACCATTAAGAAAAGTCTCCTTAGCTACCAAAGCTTTTTTGGGAGTAGTAACTACTGCTGCCGACATGGGTAATCGTATTATAAAGAAAACTATTAACGAAGTCAATGCCATAGCTATTTTGACTGGGTTAAAAGATGAACAAGATGAGTATCGTAGAAGTGGTGGGGGATCTTCTATAATTGGGAAAGCAAAACTTCCCGATGATATTCTAACTGCGGTAAGAGTATCTGGGGCTAGTGTTATTACCGACCTTAATGAGGTACTCTTTGAAGTGTCTTCTACCACCCTTCCAGAGTCTGCACAGGATGCCTTAGCTCAAGACCAACTCGATGCCAGAAACCTCCCTAGACAGTTTTACGAAGAAACTATAACTGATCTAAGAAGGATTAAAGAAGATGTGGAAGATTCTTTTAATTTAGGGTCGTCCTCATATGATGAATTGTTTGGTAGAACGTCTACCATAGTTGCGACTGATGATTTAATTTCTAATGATGAAATTGATATCCTTAATGCTTTTAATGATTCTATATCAGGAATAAGACTTATTATAAGCACCATGAACCTATTTAAGTCATCTTACAATGATCGCCTTCAGAACTTTGTAGATAAGTTTGATGATGAATTAGCCGTTAGATTTCAACCGGCAATGAGACAATTAATTCTCTCTGCTGGAACAACCTTAGAAGATATAGCAGCTACGTACTTAGGGGATTATAATAGGTGGATAGAGCTAGTAGAGTTGAATAATCTAAAGCCCCCATATATAACCCAAGATATTACTTCTACTCTAGAAGCTGTTTTAAGACCCGGAGATATAATTTTAATTCCCCAACCCCTAATTAATGGGTTTTCTGAAGTACCCGACAGTTCAAAAAACCCCTTAACTACAAACCTAACACTATTGGAAAAATCTTTAGGGGTAGATTTAAAACTTAATAAAGATTTTGATTTATCCTTAGGTAATAATGGAGATTTACAAACCATTGTAGGAATAGATAATCTTTTACAAGCAATTCAATTAAAATTCAGGTATAATAGAGGGGAGGTTAGAAGTTCTTCCCGAATAGGGGTAGGCTTAAACATAGGATCAAAAACTAAAGATGTGTTTGAATTAAAAGATTCTATAATTCAAACTGCTTTGCAAGACCCCAGAATAGCAAAAATAACAGATTTGGCTATATTTAAAGAGGGGCCTGCAACTACAATTGGTTTCAATTTAAATGTTAAAAACATAGACTTACCAATTCCCCAAGAGATAAAATTGAATGGCTAAGCCGATTTTTAAATCAGAAAGACAAATCCAAGCTGATATTCTTGCAGTTCTTATAGCGGAATTAGGTCTTAATGACGTAAATGCTGGAAGTGTAGTTGATGTTCTTACTCAAGCTATAGCTCAAGAGGATTTTAATCAACACGTTCAAGTTGCTTCTCTTTCAAGACTTTTAAATTTAGATGAAACTTTTGGAGAGGATTTAGACGCAAAAGCTTTTGAGTATGACTTAACTCGAGGGGCTGCTCAAAAAGCTACTGGGCAAATAGTCATTCTAAAAAATGAAGCGTTTACTAAAGTAGCTACAACTATTTATTCTGGGCTACCAGCCCCCCTAGTTGGGGATAATACTTTAAATGTAGACGATGCTTCACACGTATTAATGGGGACCTCAGGAACCCTTATTATTGGTCGAGGAACTGCCAATGTAGAGGAAGTTACATATTCTGTAGCTCCAGTTAATAACACTAATTATTATACTTTTACTTTAGATTCTCTTTTAACCAACGATCATTCTACTGATGAATCTGTTATATTAAAACAAGATACGAACGAAGTTATTTTAGCTGGAACTTCTGTACGAGTTCCATCGTCCAGTAATAGTTCTGAAGTTATTTTTTCTATCACTGAAGATGTAACCCTTTTAGCTGGGGAAGAAGAATTAGTAGCTGTTAACGTTATTGCTGTGGAGGCTGGAACTGGAGGTAATATTCCACTTAAAGCTATCAAGGGTTCCCAAGCATTTATCACAGCTCCGTTTGCTGGGGCTAGGGCTGAAAACCGCACTAAATTCACTTCTGGAAGAAATAGACAATCTGACGATGAGCTCAGAGATGCAATTAAAAGCCATATTCAATCTTTATCTAAAGGTGTTCTTGCAGCCATCATTAATGCTGTAACTGGGTTAGTAGATCCAGAATCAGCTAAGAGAGTGGTATCCACTGAAGTAGTAAGCCCAATTAATAACGAACCCGTAAGAATCTATATTGATGATGGGACTGGGTTTGAACCATCTTTCCAAGGAATTGGGTTTGAAGAGGTTTTAAAAAATTCTACTGGGGGGGATTTACGACTCCAGTTAGATCTTTTCCCCTTAGTTAAGGCTCAGCTTTTAAGTGGAGCTTCTGAAAACTATGATATGTCTACTCCAGGACTAACTTTAATCTATACTGTTGAAAATAAATCAGAGACTATAACTTTTGATATTTCTGACTTTGAATTTCCAGAAAATGCTACTGCAGAAGAAATCGTGGCGGCCATTAATGATAAAGCTTCTATTATAGAAGCTAGAACTGCAAATTCTGGTTCAGCGGTAGTAATACAAGCATTAACAGATACAAACGAGTCTCTACAAGTCACTGGAGGCACTGCAAACGCCAAACTTTTATTTCCTACTACTAAAGTGGAAACACTCTATCTTTATAAGAATGATAAAAAATTATCTAAAGATGGGGTTACTGCTTTATTAGAAGCCCAAAATTCAAGTCCGTACAACTTGATTGCTATTGGAGCATTCCCCCACACACTAACCATTATAGTAGATGGTAAATCAGCTAACGTTCAAACAGTAACGTTTCAATCAGGAGATTTTACAGATACTTCTGCATGTACTGTAGCGGAAATTGTAAAGGTCATTAATGATCAATTGGCGGGGGCTACTGCTCAAGCTAATTCTACAAACTCTAAAGTTCAATTACTTTCTAATACTTTGTTGAGTTCAAACTCCAAACTACAAATTACTGGAGGCTCAGCAAATAATGTCACTAATGGTTTAAATTTTTCTACAACTCAAGTAGTTGGAATTAATAAAGATTATATAATTAATAAACAATTGGGAACTATAGAATTAACTAGTAATACTCTAAATAACGATTCTATTACTGCTGGTAATATTTATAGTAGGGCTCATTTACGAGCTAGTTTAGGGGAACTATATGCCCCAAGTGTTGGTCAAACTTTAGTAATTTCTGTGGATGGTGGGACTAACCAAACCATCACTTTCGATGCTTCTTTTGCTGCTGGTAAAAGTGCTGAAGATACAGCGGATTTTATTAATCTAACACTAGAGGGTGGAACTGCTTATGCTAGAGAAGTTGGAACCACCAATTACTTAGAAATATCTACTAATACGTATACAACTACAAATGCTTCTTTGGAAATAAAGAATACATCTACAGCTAATCCAGCTTTTGGGTTTACTTTAAATGACGAAGAAACAAATGAAATCCCTCACAAAGCTTTTACAGTGAGTCAAAACGCCGAACCATACACTTTTGTTCAAAATGATTCTTTAATCACTATCGTAGATGGAGATGTTAATGCGGGCATATTCTCTACGGTGCTATCTTATAATGGAGTTGTATCAGGAGCTACTTCAACTACTGTTTTTGCTAACTCTAGCTGGAACACTATTTTCACAGAAAATGATGAATTAATTGATTATTTTCTAGCATTTACTAGCGGCCCTAACACAGTTTCTGGTTCAGTAGCTACGGTTTCACATCAAGGTGGTAATACTTGGAGATATGTTTTTTCAGCACTTCCAGTAAACCTAGCCAACATAGCTATTAATGATTTAGTATCTTTTACTAACTTAACTGACGTTGGAAATAATGGATTTTTTATTATCACTGCAATTTCTACGTCTGGAACTGGATATGTAGAAGTAACTAATGTAAATGGAGTAGCTGCTATACTTCAAACTGGCACCGCCCTTTTGAGTCAACGAAAGCAAATTACAGACTACGTTGCTACCACCGGAACTCTAACTGTGGGTTCTGCCTTTACTAATATTCCAGCAATCACAAATACTTTTATCATACTCCCAAGCACTATTAATAATTTGTTGAAATACTTAAACAATAAACGTATTACATCTCTTTCCACCAAAGCTACTATTGAAGGAGTGGAACAAAATACTAAGTTACAAATTTCTTCTAAAAAAGAGGGGTCTGATGGTAAAATTCAGGTTTCGGGTGGTACAGCAAACTCTAAACTAATGTTTCCCACTGCAGAAGTTGTTGGTTTACAAGCTTATAACCAATATACGGGTCTTATTGAATTAGTAAATAAAACTATTTATGGGGACGATACAGATTTAGTTGCTTTCCCTGGTGTGGGGGCAGCGGGAGTTCAATTTGAACCCCTAGCCTCTCTTGTTAAAGAAGTAGCAGTAGCTTTAAATGTTACACTAGCGGAAGGAGTTTCCTTGTCTAATTTGGAGAATGCCATCAAGTCTCAAGTAATAAATTATGTTAATAATTTGGGAATAGGGAAAGATGTAGTTCTAGAAGAAATTAGAAGCGCAGTTATTGGCTTAAATGGAGTTATTGATGTTGAAATTACCAACCTTTCAATTAACGTGCCCATCTCTTTTGGAGAGCGAGCCAGAACCAGATCAAACTTAATCGTGGTAGGGTAACGTGGATAAACTATCTAGGCTAAAACAAACTTTACCAGACGTATTTAATACTGAAGTAAATCCAACACTAAAGGCTTTATTGACAGCTATTGCAAGTTCTGATACTTACATAGAAACCTTGATTCAAAATACCAAAGCTCAATTTTTTGTGAAAACGGCAGAAGATCAATATTTAGATGTTTTGGCTAATAACTTGGGAATTGTGAGGCCCCCAGCACTAAATTTGCTAAATGAAGATTTTAGTAAATTAATCCCCAATTTATCATTTAAATCTAAGCAGCGCAGAAGAGCTTTTTATGATACTGCTGATGTTTTTTGGGGTCCTTTGTTTTCTAGAACCAATATTCAAACTACTAACTTTGAGCCATTTAATGTTCAAATAGGAGATACTTTTAAAATATCGGTTGATGGGAGAAGTACTCAAACCACAAAGGTTTTGGCAACCGATGTGGCTATCCCTGGGGCCGCCACTGCTTTAGAGGTTTCAACTTTTTTAAGTAAAATACCTAACATAACTCCCACTATTTTAGAAGATCCAAATTCTGGGGATTTATTCATAAACATTAGAACCAATACTCCGGGACCACGAGGGAGTTTAGAAGTTTTGTCTACTTCCACGATTTTGGGAACAGGAAAATTAGAATTTCCCACTAAAAAGACTAGGTTGAGAGAACAGGGTCAACGAGTATCTATATATGAGGTTAGATCTAAGGAATTGATTATAGAAATTCCCGCAATAGTTCCTACTTTGAGAAAGACTTTAAGAGGCTCCCACCACCTTCACATAGATTCTACTTTAGAGCCCCCGCAACCACCCTCTGGAGGGGTTTGGAGGGGATCTTTCTTATTTGATCCTAACGGAACTAAAAATAATTATAGTGTTACTGGTCAAAAGGTTATTTTACAACAACCAATAAACGCTGGAACGGTAGTAACCTCAATTACTGTAGACAACACCACTCCAATTATAAAGAAACAAGGGTTTTTAATAGCAGAGTTTGGAATGGAAAATGAAGAACAACCAATTCCGTATAGAGCTATTCCTAATACTAATACTATTTTAATAGATCCTAGTTATATTTTTATGAAAAGCCATGCAATAGGAACTATCTTAAATTATATAATTCCTAACAAACCCATAAAACCCCAAATTAATGGTAACGATTTTGCTATATATTTAACCAGTCCATCGGATGCTAGGTTAGCGGTTCAAGCAATATTAGAAACACTAAAGGCGGAGGGTATTAAAATTGTATTCATAATACTAGCCCCTAAATACACATATTTGCTAGATAATCCATATTTAGAAACAGATAACGCCCCTACTTAAGGGTACAACGAGGAGAGTAGATGAGTATTCTATCTAGAAACAATTTTGTTGGAGCACAACGGGTCGATTTAGAAGACTTGGAAGCTATGTTGGGGGCTCTCAGAACTGACTCCAAACTATGGACAAAAGAGTTTTTATCAAATTCTAACTATATAATTAAGGGTTTTGCTGTTTCTGGGTTAGGATTAACTTCAGCCACCATAGAAATGGATAATGCTACACTCTTGTTTGCTAATAATGCTACTGACTTTAGTTATTTCATAGCTGAAAACTCCCCCACAGACCTAACTATATCAGCTTCTGCACTAATAGACTCTGCTCGCAATTTTGTGGAGTTGGAATTATATAATGTAACTTCTACACCCCTTACTAAAGCTTTCTGGGATGATGAAGCTAATGGTGGTCAGGGTCAAGAGTTTAATCAACAAGTAAATACAGTGGTTGATTTAAGGGTTAGACCCGTAGTAAATCAATCTGGTTTTACTGGGTTTGCGGATAGAGTTCCACTGGCAATTATTGATGTTTCTGGAGCTGGATTAATCACTGGAATTTTTGATCAACGCCCTTTATTTTTTCGTCTTGGGACTCCAGTAGATCCTAGCTCTACTTATTCCTGGGCATCCCAAACAGAACCCTCTTATACTTTGGGTTTGACTGGAGTGAGTGGCTCTTTTTTGTTGGGAGAAGTTGTCACTATTGATGGTTCTATTACAGCTACAGTTTCTATAGCGGGTACATCTACAATTAGTATTAGGCTTCCAAGCTCTTTGTCTTTTGGGGCTGGAGACTCCATCACGAGTGCTTCTGGGTCAGGCACTATATCAACTGTGTTAGAGAGTTTTGTAGGTGCCGACAAATCTATTAACAATTTTAAAAATATGTTAAGTGCTTTAATGACCGAGATTAAAGCAATTAAAGGTAGTGCTTTTTGGTATACCGCCGTAGGACCAACAGTTTCGGGTTTAGGGTCTTTAATTAACTCTCAATTAGTGGGGGTAACATCTGGAGCCCGATATTCCTGGTCAGGTACAGAGTTATCCATAACTGATAATAGTGGAACTCCCGCGAATGCTGACGTTTTAGCTAAATTAAGAGTGTTTGGTTCTGGATTAGAGTTAAATCTAACTAGACAAGATAGTACGGGGGGTTCTACTACTATTCCCATTTCTGATGGTCAAGTAATGTATATTGAATTACCTACTGGAGTAAACCGAACCTATTCTAATACTGGATCTGGAAGTACAAACTATAAAGTAGTAGCTCAAAATTCTTTTGTGGTCTCAGATAATAACTATTGGATTGGGTTCCGAGAAGGCGGTTTATTATACGTTAGAGGATATGGACAACTTGCTACTGGAGAAGAGGCTGAAATTTCTGACCCTATTACAACTCAGATTTTAACCTTTATGGGGGCAGTAAATGAGGCTGATTTTGATCCCAATTATACGTCCACTAATATAGTTACTCAAGGTAGCTCTTTAGTTAATGGTATATCCCAACTCGATGACTCGTTAGGATTATTGTCTAGTTCAAGTAATCAAGATAGAAACTTGAAACTGATTGATGGTGGAACGTGGAACCTAGATCAAACTTATACCTTAAGTTGGAACGATGCGGCTTTTATCCAAATTCCAGGTTTACAGATTACAGTAAACGAGATTCTAGCAAGTAGTGTTTCACTTCCTACCGACGGTGATGTGGCTTATATTACAGTTAAACGTACTACTGGAGCATCCACTAGAGTGGTGTCAGTTTCTCCTATTAATAGTTTGGTGGCAACAGCTGATACGTTTATCATAGCTAGAAGAATTGATACAGAAGTTTTTATAGATGACTCTTTTTCACTTAGAGTTGGTGAACACCTTGAAATTGACGGAGCATTTAAAGAGGTAACTAGGAGAACTAATCACTTACGAGTTTATGCACACGAAACACTAGATGATCAAGTTAGAATAAATTCAAGTACAATTTCCCAAGGCCAAGGCTATCCATATTTCACCACTTGGGGAAGACACATTAATGGTCGGTTCATGAGTTTTACCGGAGCCGTAGTTGATTTTAATTCTGGAGTTATAACTACAGAAGATGGATCTACAGCTTTAGGTAATAATTTTACCCCTTTTTCTATTACTGGAGGAAATTATTATTGGTATGCTCTCTCTTTAGTAGGATCTACCATTAACTCACTAAATGAACAAGTATGTGTTGTACACGTAGATAAAGCAACAGCGGATAATCCTATTGATGTTGCAGCACCTAGAGCTATGATTACTGGAGCTATTCCCATTGCTCATATTCAGGTTTTGCATACGGGGGGTGATGCAGAAGTTGTTAGAATTGAAAATTGCCAAAATAACTTGGACGGTAATACGCTATACCACGACACTGCGGGGATTAAGAGAGGAAATTACTCTAGTCCAGGAAACTTTATAGAAGAGCAGTATATACACTCCATTTCACTTTTGGCATCTCAAACCAATACAGTTATATCAGACTTTACAGTAGCTCACGCTACTTACCACGGCTTGGAAATTACTTTCCAAGTCACGGAAGCCACAAGTGGGGATGTATCAATCGGAACTTTAAGAGTCTCTACTGATGGAACTAATGTGGGGGTTAATACGGTTTCTGCCGATACTAGTCCTACGGGAGTTACTTTTGGTGCTGCAATTAGTGGAGCTAACTTACAAGTTACTTATAGTTCGGGTACAAATGCTGCAACTATGAGAGCTGATGTAAAAAGATTTAAAGCATAAGAGAGAGTAAAACATGGCTAAAAAGTTTTATCGGGTAGGTGATGGAATAAGGTTTTTCCCCCAAACTAGTGCTCCAAGTGATCCAGAAAATGGAGATATGTATTATGATGATACTTTAACGATATTTAGGTTCCGAGAAAATGGAGCTTGGGTAGCTCTGGGGGGTGGAAACAGGGGTCTAGTTAGTGTCCAAATTTTTACTGCTTCTGGTACTTGGAACAAACCCCTTGGAATACGTCATGTTGTAGTTGAATTAGCTGGAGGGGGGGGTGGTTCTGGTGGGACTGCAGCGACGGGGCCTGGTCAATCTTCTGCTTCTGATGGAGGGGGTGGAGGAGGTTACAGTAAAAAATTTATTGATGTATCGGCAATATCTTCCGTAACAGTAACTATAGGGGCTGGTGGTACAGCTGGGACTGCTGGTGTTAATAATGGAGGAGCTGGAGGAACTACATCCTTTGGGGCCCACTGTTCAGCAACTGGAGGAGCTGGAGGAGCTGGAGGAGCCGTTCAAGCAACTGATGGGTTTAATGGCGCTGGATCTAATGGTGGGACTGGAACAGGAGGAGATCTAAACCTAGACGGGGGTGCGGGGCAAGCCGGATTTTTTAGTACTAGCGCAAATGATTGTTTGGGGGGAATAGGGGGAGGAAATAAATTAGCCCCACCAAATAGACATGGAGGTATCAACTCATCTGGAATCGCAGGTAAACTTTATGGTGGAGGAGCTTCTGGAGCATCAAATAATGCAAATAATGGTTCAAGAGCTGGCTCTGCTGGAGAAGATGGAATAGTAATAGTGTGGGAGTACGCATAATGCCGTGGTATAGATTAGAAAATAACAAAATAGTAGAAATTTTTCAAACACAACCAGTCTTTCATCCAGATTTAATGGCCAATATTATTAGCACCCCTAGTGTGGGTGTTGTAGGCCAATTATGGACCGGAAGTAACTTTGCTACCCCAAATGAGCCCTCTAAGTTGGTTGGGGGCCCCAGAGAACCCACTTTAGCTGAGCTTCAAGCAAATGTGCCAACAGCATTAGCTTATTTAGAAGCCCAATTAGATTTGTGGATAAACGAAACAGCTAAAACAAATAGTTTAGTAAAGTTTAAAAATATTGATTCTATATCTAAGTATTTAAATTCTACGGGAGATTTTGGAGTTGTTGCTAGAGCTTTAAGTGCTTGGACAGAGACGGTTTATCTCGAAGCTATCAATCTTAGAGAACAAGTTCTGAGTGGAGCTATTCCTTTGAGAACGTGGCCAGAATTAAAAAATTCATTAACTCACTTTGAATAAGAGTTTAATTTTATGGAAATCGTGGTATATATTTTATTAGGACTACCAATCTTTTGGACTTTAGCTATAGGTATTTTAACTCAATTCTATTGGATTAAGACTCCAGTAAAACCTAGTGATGATACCAATAGAATTAATAATCTTATTAGTTGGTGGATCGGTTTAACTAGACCAGAAATCATAGCTAAACACTATAAGTTTTTTAGACAAGATGTATTACAAAATATTGAAGATGTTGAGTCTAAGAAGTAGATAATTACAGCTTTTATTTAAAAGCCCCACATTAGGGGCTTTTTTATTTATATCTTGACTCCTTCATGTTCCTCATATAAAATACTTATTCTTAATCAAAGGAGATTCACAATGTCTAATGAACCCATAACCGTAGATGATATATCTTTTTTATATTGGATTTTACTTAAAGGGTTAGGGGGCGGTATAACTATCACAGAAAAAACCCTTAAAAAATATAAAGATTCAGATGTTGGATCTATAGCTTTGTTTTTTTCAACAGACAACAACGATGTTACTCTCAAAGCATTGACTCCCACAGAAACTTTAAAACTATCTGTTCCACCTACGAGCTCAATCCATTGATCTCCAGACTAAGAAAGCTGGGCTCTACGGACCAACAACTCAACCTTACGTTGGTTGTTGATAATTCTTTTGTAAAGGTTGTTGGAGCTAATAAAGAAGCAGAGGAATTAATTGAGTCCAAGCTTACTTATAAGAATGATTTTAGTTTTGATAAGTCTAGGATTTTCTACAGCTTAAAAAAAGAAACTAGGAAACAAAAAAGATTTTTATTATACAAACAACTTAAAGAAATAGAGGAAAAGGAAGTAGTTTGTTGGTATAAACACAAATCTTTTCCGTCGGGGCATTTAAACCTTATAATAGAGCTTTTAACTACTCATAAAATTCCCCATGTTGTACAAGATCAACGTATAAAGCCTAAAAGTTATCTCAATTTAACATGGGCGAATACACCAA